AAAGCCTCATCAGTGAGGATCGCACGCATTAGTTCAGCAGGCAGCTGGTCAAAGTGTGCTCGATACCACGCCACAGTGTCAGCGAGCTCTTTGTTATGAGAGGTCATTGCAAGGTGCATGGCCTCCTGGAACTGCACATCTATTTGCTTCATAGCACCCATTTTGTTTTCCACCTTTCTTTGGGTTACTCAGGAGTGTAGCGGTATCCACAGAGAAAGTGCAACACATTTCTGTATCGGCGTGTATAGTGGTGCTCATGATTATTCCAGGGAACTACGATTTAGCCGATCAAACACTAGAGCAACTCGCTGACCTCAGGGCATGGCAGCTCGCTCGTGTAGAAAAGGTCACAGCAGAGCTCAGAAGCCGTGTCAGAGACCAATACCGCGAAGGGACAAAGCTCAGCACCCTAGCGAAAAAAGCAGGCGTCACAAGGCGCACAGTCTATTCCTGGCTCAGTGAATAGAAGAACCCCCCAGCAGGTGGAATAAGCTGAGGGGTTCTATCAAGAGAGGCATGATGCCTACTCAAAGTGTATCACTGGCAAGAGTCACACTGAAGCAAATCCATAGGATCCACTGGCACAGCGTAGCCGTCAAGGTTCTCCACCAGGTCTGCCATTACTGTGCAGCCTTATCGTAGGTGAGCACCGAAGTGAGTAGGGACATCACCCCTGCGAGAGCTGACACAGACAACACCTGCACCCAGTCCACATCCAACAAGCCTGCAGCGTTCACACCGATTGTTGCGAGTGCAACCTGAGCGCAAGTTTTCACCGCACGCTCAAGCGAGTAGTCAAAATAGTTCTTCAGTTTATCCATCAGGGTTTTCTCCTTTATGTAGTGACTTATCTTCCCACACAGCACCGAAAATGTAGCTCGTGAGAATCAGGGTAATCAACGCTACACCACCAGTCACCAGGTCGCTGATGTCTGTGATGTTGCCGGTGAGTGCAGCAATGGTGGAGCCGATGAGCATGAAAGCGCCAATGATGAACGATGCCAGGATGTAGCGCCGCCGATTTTTCCAGGAGGGTTTAGCCATGATGTACCTCAGTCCTTTCAGGTAGGCATCTATCGCACGCCGGATCACAGTCACAACATCCCCCACTCACGCGGTCATCACCGCAATCAAGGGTGAAACAATTGCAGCCAAGAAACCGAACCCACCAATGGCCTGCCACATCCGCATCTCAAGTTTGCGAATCCGGTTCTCGTGGTCCTCAATCTTTGATTCAGCGTCAGGGAGGGAGTTTGCAATTTTCTCCAGCAGTTTTCCCTGCCTTTGAACTTCCTGGTAAATGTCGCGCATGGAAACCTTCACCGTTGTCGTGTCGTTGTGTTCCTCAGTCATTTGGCTGCCCTCCTGATTCTGTTGAATCCGCGAGCGAGTGCTGTGGAGGGTTCCCATTTTGGTTTGGGTCGTACCGGTTCAGGTTTGTTTATGGGGACACCTGGTGGGAGGGGTTTTGGGATTTCCACAGGCTCAGGCTTGACCGGCTCAGAGGTTTCTTCTGCCTGGAAGTAGGGCATGGGATCCACCGTGTCACCCCAACGAGCAGACCTCCGAACCTCCATGTGCAAGTGTGGGCCGGTGGAAGCTCCTGTGTTGCCACTGTAAGCAATCAGCTCACCGCGCTCCACCCGTGTCCCCTTGAGCAAGTGTGACGGTTTCTGGAGGTGATAGTAGACAGTGTGCCGGTTGTCCTCATGCTTCAGAATCAAGGTCACACCGCCAGAAGGCCCGTTGCCTTTCTTCACCACAACACCATCAGCCGGAGCCGTCAAAGGTGTCCCCACGGGCAAAGCCACATCAATGCCGTGGTGAAACTTCCGCTTCCCTGTTATAGGGTGAACCCTCCACCCAAATGGGCTTCGAGCGTTCACAGTGTACCCTTCAGGCCAGGGCTGAGAGAGCTTCACGACCTACACCTGTTCAGGGTAAGGGTGTGCATCCTTCACCGCTTGGACTGCAGCCAACCATTCTGCTTCTGTAGCATCCCCACGCTGATACTCGAAGAAAAGAGCATCGGAAGTTTCACGGTAAGCGTTAGCGCGTGCCTGCTCAACCTGCTCGTAAGCAACCTCATACTGTACTTCAGGCCAAAGAGCTTCCAGTTGTTTCTTAGAAGGTTTAGGGGTTTCATCCTGCCAGTCAAGTTGTGCATAATCCTCATTCACGCACGACCACAAAGCCCCAGGGTATTTCCGTGTCAAAACCATTGCAATATCCATTAGACCGATACCTCCTGAATCACAAGTGACGAAACACCACGCGAGTTTGAAGCAAGGTCATCGTTGTAGTCGCCGCGATTCACAGACACAGTCCGCGTTACTGTGTCAATGTTTACAGCGCGGACAGTGTAAGTCTTAGAACCTGCACCAGGCGTGTGAACAAAGGTGACAGCCGGCATTGAAACGGTGTGAGCGTTCCCACTACCAGTGACGAAACCTCCAGCAGAAACTCGTGTTCTATTGCCAGCAGCATCACCAACAGCGATGAGACCACTACCGTCATCAATCGCAATACCAGTATTACCGAAGGTCTTACTGTTTCCCCCCACTCCGATGAAAGCGGAAATAATAAGTTTATTAGAAGCATCAGCAACCTCATGAGTGATAGACAAATCCGTCACTGCGATATTGCCACCAGAAGCTACCGAAGCGCTCTGAACGCCAGTAAAAAGTGCAGACTTCACCTCAACCAAACCAGGGTCAGAACCCACCGCAACGAAAGCACTGCCGTCATATACCTCAACAGCGTTGTCATCCTCAAGATACGTCACCATCCCCTCCGAAGGCGAAGGAATAGCAGACCCCCTAGCAGCAGTCCCAGCAAACACCATCACAGACTGATCAGACACAACATTCAATTCAGCAGCCGTCAGAACCTGACCGGCAACGAATACTTCTCTTGGCAAGATATGCTCCTAAATCCTAGAAGGCGAGAACGCCTGCTCCATCAAGTTTACCAAACTCCACATCATCCAGGACAAAGAGAGAGGTCTGTAGCGAGCCTACCCCCACATTCATGATGTGCTCATCAGCCGTAACACTATGCCCCAAGAAAATCACCAGGCCATAACGGGAAATAGGATCCCCCAAACCGTTAGGGGTGAAGTTGATTTGAATCACAGACCCCATATCCAGCTCAAACATTTGCGCCTTCTGTGCCGGTGTCAGGTTGTCCATGTCCACAGCGAGACGTGCAAACCGGTACTCAGGCTCAGCGTAACGACCTACTAGAAAGTCAGCGTAGGTTTCCACCTGGGTTTGGCTGGAGAGGAGCGTGTCCACATCCCGTTCCAGAATCCCATACCGCGTTTGTGACAGCAGGTTATTAGCAGTAGCAGTGCCAAACCCTGAGCTCACCGTCACCTGGTTGAACAGTTGCTCACTCCCATACTCCACCAGCGCTGGTGCAAAAGGAATCCCAGACCCAGCCACATCAGAAAACACTGTGACAGAATCAGTACTGGGTGTGGACAGCCGGTCCTTGAAAGCCACCCTGCCCTCTTTGTCAATGAAGAACAACCCACCCTCAGACAACTCCACCTTCTGCAAATACTGCAGGGCGTTACCCTCAATGAAGTCAGCCCCAAGTGTCGAAGCCCCAGTGTCAATCACACGATCCGCTGAAGGCCAATCCACAGACTCCATATCCAGGACAGCCCCCACACGCGCCCCAGAAGCCTGCTCAGTAGCAGTCCCAGGACTCACTAACTGTTGTGCAAGGAAGGTGAAAGCATCAGAAGCCTGGAGCTCTGCAATCGACTGCCCTGAAGGGTCATAGCCAAGGTTCCAGTCAGTAATCTTTCCCACATACTGTGCAGTCCCATCAGCGAGCACACGCACATCAAGGCGCGGCACAATGTTCCCTGCATAAGGCGAAGCAGTGTAGAGAGGGTCAAAGGCCCTGTCAGTGTTATTGAACTCCACACTCAGTGACCCAGAGTTGAAGCGGTCTAAATCCCTGTTCTTACCGCGAGCAATCGACAGCGACCTCACCCGCGATGTCACATCCTCAAAAGACACCCCACCCAAAACAAAATCAGTGTTATCCAACACACCAGCCACAGGGTCATCCAAGGTGAAAGCCGTAGACAGGCCGAGCTCAACAGTTACCGCCATTAGGCACTCGCAAACACAGGACCAGAAGTCCTCTCATACCGTTTGATAGCAGACACAATCTCCTGCCCAAT